GAAATCGTTGCCGCTGCCCGTGACCTCGGTCAGAAGGTTCCGTTCTGGTTGTTGAACATGACCGAACACCGCATTGGTCGCGGTAAGTATGACCTCTCGCCTCTGATGGCAGGTAACGTTACCCCGATGCCCGTTCGCGAAGCAGCGAAGATTGTTATCGCTCCCAAGTTGGAAGTTCTGGTTGAGAACCTCGTTCCTGCCGCTGACAAGACCTACGTTCCATTCGGTTTCTATAAAGATCTAATCAAGATCTTGAGCGCTGGTGTGTTCTATCCGACGTTCGTCTCTGGTCTTTCGGGTAACGGTAAGACCACGATGATTGAACAGGCATGCGCCAAGTTGAAGCGCGAATGCCTTCGTGTCAATATCTCGATTGAAACTGACGAAGACGATCTGATCGGTGGCAACACTCTGATCGACGGTAACGTTGTTTACCGCGAAGGTCCAGTTCTCACTGCCATGAAGCGTGGTGCTATTCTCATCCTCGACGAAATCGACCGTGGTTCGAACAAGATGATGTGCCTTCAAGCAATCCTCGAAGGTAAACCATACTTCAACAAGAAAACTGGTGAAACCATCTTCCCCAAGGCAGGGTTCAACGTCATCGCGACTGCTAATACCAAGGGTCGTGGTTCTGACGATGGTAAATTTATGTCTGCTCAAATCCTCGACGATGCTTTCCTTGAGCGTTTTGCCATCACCGTTGAGCAGGAATATCCTTCCGCCAAGATCGAAAAGAAGATCGTGCTGAACAAGATGGAGAAGGCAGGAAAGGTCGACGAAGAATTCGCCGAAAAGTTGACCACGTGGGCGGAAATCATCCGCAAGACTTTCTATGACGGTGGTGTCGACGAACTGGTTTCCACTCGTCGTCTTGAGCACATCGTCAATGCTTATGCGATGTTTAATTCGCGCAGCAAGGCAATCGAACTTTGCGTTAATCGCTTCGATGCCGATACCAAGGCAGCATTCCTCGACCTCTATAAGAAAGTCGACGTTGATGCAGTGCCAGATGATGGTGTGAATGAAGATGCATATTTTAACCACATGACTGAAGAAGTCCCATTCTAAGGAGAAACTATGACAATTGAATACAGATATAATGAAGGTAATCTCCTACGAGAGATTACCGACTATGTAGATTCCACATATGATGGACATTACGCACAAAACCAATATCAGGCAACTGAGTTTATTATCGACGGTGGTCATGGTATTGGTTTCACTGTTGGGAATATTCTAAAGTATGCTCAACGTTATGGTCACAAGGGAACACCTGAAGACTGGCGTAAAGATCTTATGAAAGTTATTCACTATGCAATCATTGCTTTGCATGTGCATGACGAATATCTGAGCGAGGATGATTCCGACGAAAATACTTTTGTTCTAAAAACCGAAACTGAACCATTTACTACCATGGGAAGTGCAACAAATACCTTGACTTTCTTCAATAATGATAGTATAACCAATGGTGGCACTATTACTTTGCCGCCTCTTAAAACCACTCTGAATATTAAGGATTAATATATTATGAAGATTTCAAATGAAACTCTCGCCATTCTAAAGAACTTTGCCTCGATTAATACGAACATTGTTGTTCGTGAAGGTTCAGTTCTTGCGACTGTGAGTGAAGGTAAGAACATTCTTACTCTCGCCACTGTATCCGAATCATTCCCTCGTGAGTTCGCAGTATATGACCTCCCGAATCTCCTCGCTCTTCTCAGCATCTGGGATGAACAAGATATCGAGTTTGAACAGTCGAGTATGTTCTTGCGTAAGGACAAGTCGGAATTCGAGTATGGTTATGCTGACCCATCAGTAGTTACCGCTGCTCCCTATAAGTCTCTCGAGATTGATCCATTCTTCACCTTCAAGATGACTGCTGCTGAGATTGGCATGGTCCAGAAGGCAGCATCCATTCTTTCTGCTCCGACCATGAGCGTTGTCTCAAAGGGTGGTAAGGTGACTCTGACTGTTAGCGACCCTGCTAATCCTCGCGCAAATGCATTCCGTCGCGAACTAGACAATAACGCAGATGGTGACTTTGATTGTCGTCTGAAGGTCGAGAACCTGAAGGTTATTGCTGATGACTATGAGGTAACACTCGGAAAGAAGAAGGCAATGCACTTTAACAACCTGACCAAGAAGTTGGAATACTGGTTGGCAATGGAACCTTCGTCGGTCGTATAAGGATACAGTCATGGATAAGTTAGAAATTACATTTAGTGCACGAATTCCGTATGACAATGATGTAGATGGTCGTGCAATGTCTATCGAATTCACTACAAGTAGTGTTGACGAAGTCATTCGTCAGTTTAATAAATTCCTGATTGTCAATGATTGGGATGTTCAAGTGGAGAATCCACATGCATGATAATCTACCTAAAATTGTTCCGAGTGTAGTCTTCAAGACTCGTGTTCGTGATGATACTATTGAGGATTTGAATCCTTATCGTTGGGAGGATGTGACATCGTTCGATCTTTTCGCGGGTAAACGTGTCATCCTATTCTCGCTTCCTGGAGCATTTACACCTACTTGTTCGACGATGCAACTTCCTGGATTTGAAGAACTGGCGATGCGTTTCTACTCTCATGGTATTGACGATATCTACTGCCTGTCAGTCAACGATTCATTCGTGATGAATTGCTGGGCAAAGGACCAGAAACTAGAGCATGTTAAGGTTATCCCTGATGGTTCTGCAGAGTTTACTTCTGGTATGAACATGGAAGTTTATAAGGACAATCTTGGTTTTGGTATTCGTTCATGGCGGTATGCAGTTGTCGTAGACAACGGTAAGATCGAGAAGTGGTTTATCGAACCTGGGAAGGAAGATAACTGCGAGACTGATCCGTATGGAGAGACTGATCCATACACTATCTTGCATTGGTTGCAAGCGAGTAGTTAATCAAACTTCGCTGAGGGTGATGTCTGCTGCTGCGAAGAGCAACGTCGACGAGGCATCACCCACCTTTTATTATGGAGATTATTATGAGCAATGAACAATTCCTTTGGGTTGAAAAGTATCGTCCTCGTAAATTGGACGACTGTATCCTTCCAGATGCACAATTAAATACCTTCCGCCAGTTTGTTGAGTCTGGCGAAATTCCTAACATGCTTCTCTGTGGTTCTGCGGGTGTTGGTAAGACTACCATCGCTCGAGCAGTCTGCGAAGAACTTGGTTGTGATTATATTATCATCAACGGTTCCGAAGAAAACGGTATTGACGTTCTTCGAACTAAGTTGACTGAGTTTGCTTCTTCGGTTTCCTTTAATGGTAAAACCAAGGTTGTAATTATCGATGAAGCAGATTATCTTCCCGCCCAACATATCCAACCTGCGCTTCGTGCGTTTATCGAACAATACTCAAACAACTGTCGGTTTATCTTTACTTGTAACTTCAAGGATAAGATTATCTCCCCTTTGCACAGTCGAACAACTGTCATTGAGTTTAAGTTGACCAAGGCAGACCGTCCTAAGATGGCAGGTCGTTTCATGAAGCGATTGACTGACATTCTTCGTATTGAGAATGTTACCTTTGATGAGAAGGTGGTTGCCCATGTTCTCAAGAAGCACTTCCCTGACTATCGCCGTGTTCTAAACGAACTTCAACGGTATAGTGTCGGTGGCACTATTGATGAGGGTGTTCTCAACAGCAATAAAGATCTTGATATGAAAAGTCTATTGACTTATCTTCAAGGCAAGGATTGGGCGAAGATGCGCTCGTGGGTGGTTGAAAATATGGACAACGATCCTAATGCAATCATTCGTAAGATCTATGACACGTATCTTGATGAGTTTAAGAACGTGCCAGTTATCCTTCTTCTCCTCGCAGACTACCAATATAAGGCAGCATTTGCAGTCGACCAAGAAATCAATCTGGTTGCATGTTTGACTGACATCATGGCGACTGCGGTGTGGAAATGACAGAGGCAATCCTAGAAGGTTTGGGTAAACCTACTAAGATTTACAATGCAGAAGATTATGTCGAGAAGGTTTCTAAGATAAGTCCATTTGACTTTGTTAAGAACATTCATCAACAAAAGAATCTAATTGTAGACGAACGATCGGAGAAACAATACAACCCATATATCATCAATCGTGCACTCTCATTAAATCGTGACACTATAGTCCAAGCGAACGAGATGAATTGTCGTCCGCACCTCGATAATGCTCTGCAAAATGCATTTCTTATAAATACTATACGGGCAAAAAACCGTTGGGATAAATGGTTGAAGACCGAAAAGAATGCTGAAGTAGAGATGATAAAAGAGTATTATGGTTATAGCAATGAAAAAGCACGCCAAGCACTCGCAATTCTCTCTGAAGAACAAAAACAATATATAAAAGAGAAATTGCACAAAGGTGGCACTAAATGACTGATGATTTTTTCGACATTAACTTTCCTGGATACGCTCCACTAGAGGTAACTCTCAAAAATCCAGATGATTTCTTAAAGGTACGGGAAACCCTTTCTCGTATTGGGGTGGCATCGCGCAAGGAAAAGACTCTTTTCCAGTCCTGCCATATCCTCCACAAACAGAGCAGATACTTTATTGTTCACTTCAAGGAACTCTTTGCCTTAGATGGTAAGGGTGCTGACTTTAGTGACAATGATTTGGAACGTAGAAATACAATTGCCAAGTTGCTCGGTGACTGGGGTCTGATAGATATTAAGAATCCAGAACTGCACGAAAATTGTGCACCACTAAATCAGATTAAGATTATTGCCTATAAAGAAAAGGGCGAGTGGGAACTGGTTCAAAAATATAATATCGGCGCAAAAAGAAATTAAAAAAACTATTTACTTTTCTTATAACTTGTAGTATAAATAGAGTGTGCCATGCTTCGGATGGCACACTTTTTTAAACTCGCTTAATAGGAGAAAAATTATGAAATTTAATACAACTAATCTAGCAGACTTCGACCGTTATTTTGTTGGCGCTGATCGCGTCATGAAACGGTTAGCAGATATTGCTGATCAATCGGCACAGATGATGCCAATTAAATATCCTCCATACAATATCAAGAAAGTCGATGAAGATCGCTACGTAATCGAACTGGCAGTTGCTGGTTTCGGTAAAGCGGACATTGATATTCAATTGCAAGAGGGTTTGCTGAGCATCCAAGGAAAGTGCGATTCATCTGAGTCTACTGAATATCTCTACAAGGGAATCGCAGAGCGAGGATTCAAACGTGAATTCACTCTCGCAGATAACGTAGAAGTAAAAAGTTCTTCTCTGGTAAATGGTATGCTAAAAATTTGGTTAGAAGCATTTATTCCAGAAGAAAAGAAAGCGAAGAAAATCGACATCACCGATGATGATGAATATCCATCGCAAGCTGCCGAATTCTTAGCAGAAGGTAAAACCAAGTAATCTATTAATCTAAATAATGAAAGTATAAAGTATGTCCAATATCAAATGTGTTAAGTTGATCAGTGGGGATGAAATCATTGCAGATGTTTCTGAGTTTGATGATGGAAACCTTGTTGTTCTCAGTAAACCTCTACTAATTATGATGGTTCCCCAAGGTCAAAATAACCAGTTTGGTATTGGACTTGCTCCATTCTGCCCCTATGCGAAGGACAACATTGTTCCTATTCGCGGTGGTGCAATCGTTTCAATTTTCGATCCAGAAACTGGTATGCTCAACGAGTATAACACTCGGTATGGATCAGGTCTAGTCGTTCCAGAAAGTAAAATCATTATATGAAGAACTTTATTGCTGCTCTATTTCTATTCGCTCTGCCGACTGCTGCTAATGCGTCCCCCTGCGATCAGTTCTATCCAAATGGTAAGGAAATCGTAGTACCTAATACTACGGTTCTCTGCAACTCTTTCTTTGCAATTGTTTATGACGATGCTCGTAATGCAAATATTTTCTCGACTGAGATTGCACAGGAACGAGTAAAGAAAACACCACGCACTGACGACTTCCGTCCAGATAAGCGTATTGCTGACTCGCCAACCCATGCTGATTATACCAACTCTGGTTACGATCGTGGGCATATGGTTCCTGCTGCAAATGCAGACGATCCAAATGAAATGTCAGACACCTTCCTGATGACAAATATGACTCCGCAGTTGCCTTCGGTCAACCGTATTGCATGGAAGAATCTTGAAGAGCGTGTTCGTTCTGTTCCCTTCAAGTGGGTTGTAACTGGAGCACATTACTCTAAGAATCCAAAATTAATTGGTAAGAGTAAGGTTCCTGTTCCAGACTTTCTTTACAAGGTAGCATTCTTCGAGAGTGGAAATGTTGCAGTCTATATTGTAGACAATCTAGTTCCCAAGTCGCAGGTTTCAACTATGAAACTAGAAGAACTTGAAGCAAAGATTGGTTACAAACTACGATAAATCCCTTTACTTTATTATGTTTTTACGGTATAGTAGTATTTGATGATGAGGGATTTTTATGAAGTTTTATACATGCGCACACCAATATGGTTCCAAGGTTTTAGTCCGAGGCGTCCATAATGGTGTGCGCTTCACCAAGAGGGCAGACTTCTCCCCGACTTTGTATGTGAAGTCAAAAGAACCAAGCAAGTTTAAGTCTTTGTATGGCGAAGATCTTCAACCTGTAGAATTTGCTAATAATAATGAAGCAAAAGAATTTGTCCAAACATATGGTCAGGTAGAAAACTTCCCGATCTATGGGCAGACTAATTATGGGTATCAATATATCACCCATACGTATCCTGGAGAAATCCAGTGGGATATTACCCAGTTAAACATTCAGACAATCGATATCGAAACTTCTTCTGAACATGGGTTTCCTGATGTTCAAAATCCGATTGAAGAAGTTCTCCTGATCACGGTCAAGAATCTCGTCACTCGTCAGATTATCACATTCGGTTGTGGTGAGTTTGATGACAAGTGCGAGGAA